ACAGCTCTCTTCTTCTTAGCTACATTCTTTTTAGTCTTCCATGCCATAATTATTATCTACTAAGTTGTTTAATCCAAAATTGAATATTAGTTACATACATTGGCTGTATTTTAAATCTATCTTGTATAGATGGATTAACAGTTATACCAACGGTTACACCTTTATCAACGTTAATTATTGCTGAATTAATCATTACAATTAAATCATTACTTGAAGCTAGATATATATTAATACCAAGCTCACTTAGTTTTGCTATTACAGCATCATCATCTGCAACAATGTAAGATCCTTTAACACCACCATTAGCTCTTTTAAGATCATTAGCAACATCATCTCTATATGCTTGATCAGGATTAGTTGTTATTATATAAACTTCAACCTCAGACTGATCTAATACAAAATCTCTCATTAAATCTCTAAAAAGCAATGTATTCCAAGCAGTTGTTGGATCAAATGCAAGCTTTAATTTTTCTTCCATATATCATTTGTTTAGCTTTTTCAAGCTTATTCATTTTTACATAATCACTAAAATCTTTACAATCATCATCTACATAAAATGAATCAAATCCAAACTCAGCAACTATTTTATCTGTACTCTCTATTCCTTGTCTATCATTATCAAGATTGACTATAATTTTGTTAAACTTAGATTTTAACATTCCAACTAAGCTCTTGGTTAGTCTAGACGTTTCACTAGGTAATGACACAGCATTTATACCAATCATATAATAACACATAACATCTTTCAACCCTTTAGTTAAAATAACATAATCTGATCTATCATTTAACTGATACCAACCTTCAAAATCATACTCTCCACTTTTCATCCATTTGCCAACACCAGATTCTAATGGAGAATATATCTTGTTGCCTCCATTAAATATATAGCCATATTTTGGAGAAGTCTTTTTATAGTTAAATATATACCTTTCATTTATGTTTTTATTTAAAATAACGTTTTTAGCCGCAACAACATTATAATAGTTTAATGTCTCAAAATCAATGCAATAATCATTCCAATAATTGAAGTCTGTTATAGACCATGGTTGACTTATTATTTCAATTGATGTTTTAAACTTAACTATAACATCATCAATGTTAAGCATTGATTTTATTGTTAAATCTGTCTTTATATTCTTTATATTAAAATCACATGAAACTATATTTAATGCCTCAACAAATGAGCAGTTAAACTTCTGCATTACATAGTTCCAGCAATTAAAATTATCTCCATTGCCAAAGTCTTTAAACCTATAGTTATAACCATTATGGTATATCCTGCAACTTGGATGTCTATCATTTCTGAGATCAGAACAGAATGATTGTGTTATAGATTTAAATTCAGAGCAATAAAACTTTAATATATCTAACTCAGTTATCTTTGAAAGTATTTCTTCACAAGACACTCCATTTATACTTGCATCATCAAAACTTAAATCCATATTTAATATTATTAAAATAAACAATAGGCTGAATGTTTCCAATTTACCATTTAACATTTACTTTGACCAAGGGCCCTTGTAACACCTCATAGCACGATTTTGTGTTTATATAAGTAGTAAGCACCTAATGTTTATTTAATTAATTAGTCCCAAGCACTAACATCAGCTTTAATAGCACCAGATGGAGCTGCTGAAGCTTTTGATGCACTCATATCCTCACCTTTAATGTAAGATTTCTTTGAAAGTTTTTCAAAGTCTGCTGCTGGAACAGCAAATAAATATGAACCAAATACAGATTTAACCCAAGACGCTTTAGAAGAATCTGTAGGGTTAACCCATTCACCATTCAATGTTAAACCAATTGTTTTACCAACTAATAAGCTAGCTAATTTAACATCAACATTGTCACCAGTTAAACCAGCTAATTTAGATTTAGCTGTTGTTTCATCACAGTTTTGTGCAGCAGCAACTAATGTTAAAATTGCAGATTTAGAAATATTCCAAGCACCACCATTAATATAATATTGTTGTGAGCAAGTTTTACCACTTTGGTCAGCAACTGTAATTTGAACATAAGGAGATTTCTTTTGAGAACTCTCACCCTTAATCACTTCAGTTGTTTTAACTAAATGATTACCAACTTCTAAATAATTCTTTACAGACCCTGTTGCAATTACTGCATCATCAAAATTTAATTCCATTTCTTATTATATATTTAATTATTATTTACTAATTTATTATTAAAGACTATTTGATAAAACTGGTTCATCATCATATGACTGAGACAATGTAATTGCAGGAGTTTCCTCAACAGCAGTTACACCTGTGTAATCTAATACATATTTAGGAGCTACATATCTTCTTATAGATACTCCTAATGTTTTAGCTATCTCTTTAACAGATGCATCACTAATTTCATATTTATCTATTAAGTCAGCTTTAGTTAATCCATTGTTATCATCAGTTATAAAAGCTTTTACGTTTATTGTTGGTTTGTTTTCCATTTTTATATTTTATTTATTAATTTATTAATATTTACTAAGTTTATCTAAAATAAACTTATAATCATTTTCTATTTTTGGTTCAAACATATTTTGATGACTTCTGGCTGTATTGTAACCATTATTTTGAGTTTCTAAAATATATTTATTTGTTCCATTATTACTTTCTACTGCACTATAAAAAACTGACTCTAATTTACCTTCTAATTGCATTTTAGTTGCCATATTACCTAAAACTTTTAATCTTTGCATTGTTTCTGACCCAGATTTATAGTTTTCTATGTGTCCAGTTATAAATGCATATCTTTCAGTTTCAAACATTCCGTTATCTATTCCTCCTCTTACATGAGATATAATATCACTATAAGATTCAGGTATTATGTGATAAGGCTTTCTAGGATTTATTTTTGAACCATATTCAGCTTTTCCACCTTCCCATACAGGATTTTTATTGTCTGCATTATACCAAATATTAGTATCATGCTCAAGAGTTCTCATGCCACTAGATTTACCAGTTCCTGGTTCACCTAATATTAAAGCAAGTTCAAAGCCAAGCTTTTGAAGGTCACCTATAAATGTATATATATCTTGACCATAATCTTTCCATTTGTCATGACCAGGCTTTTTTTTATCACGCATATATTCTTCTGTTTGTATACCAGTAAGAGTGTCAACGCAAATTGATTTTATTAATATTTTATTTGCCATTAATTTAAAAACTTTTTTTAATGTTATTAATTCTTGAATAATCAAGATCTGTAATCATACTAACTTTTGGTAATTCTGTAAAACCGCCAACCTCACCCACAAACTCTAATCCAATTGTTTTATCAGCTTCTCCATCTCTATTTTTTAATATAGAACAACTTCTATACCTACCACCCATGCCTCCATCTCTTGGATTAATCTTATAGCCCTTATGTGTATCCATTTCATATCTTGCAGGACTAAATAATGCTAAACATACATTGCTGTCATTAACAGTATTGCCTGAATCTTTAAAATCTGATAACATTGGCTCCATTCTATCCATTTTAATTCTTGTTGGATCATTACCTGCTCTATTAAGCTGTTGAATTATTACAGGAGTAAAATGAAGTTTATTCCTAAGAATAATCATATACTCTGATAACTTATCAATAAGATCTTTAGTATTAAAGCCTCTTTCTTTCTTAACTAAACTAATATGGTCAACAATTATTAATGTGTATAGATTTGGATTGTTTGGTGTATAATCTCCTTCAAGTTTATAATCAGGTGTTAACCCAGTTCCATTCTTAGCAGCATATTTCAATTCATTATGCCAAACTCCAGTTGGATTCTCTGGTATATCTTGTATATATAATATATCTTCAAGTTCATCAAAGTAATTTAAGCTATCAATAACTAAATCATAATGTTCTTGAGATATTCTATATTTACCTCTAGATAATACATAATTAACATCTAATAATACATTGTAATCCATCCATATCTTTCTACAGGCAGCTTTATACAGCATCATCTCTTTAGAAATCTCAAATGAATAGTAATGTATTTTCAATTTAACATCTGTATTATCCTTGTTTTTAATATACCAGTCTATAGGATTAAAGACAAATGAATTATTTACAAATGCAGACTTACCAACTGAACTTTCTGCGCCAATTAGGTAATATGTAGATTGCTGAATACCTGGAATATATTCTACCAGTCTATTAAACCCATGAGGCAACCCTTTATTTAGCCCTAATCTACCTGCATCTATTTTACTTTTTAAAAGTTCTTTATACATCATCCATAAACCCTCCTGATTCTCCTTCTTCTTTCTTCATCACACCACCTTTTTCAATTATAATCTTCATAACATCAGATTCTACAGGTTCCCAACCCTTTTGATATAAAAAAGTTGGTAATAATTGCATAAAACCTAATGATTTAGATTTAGTTTTATTGTTAACAATGTAATTAATACATTGAAGAATCATAGAATGTTTTTCTTCATCAACTTGGCCATCTTTCATAATTGCATTTGCATATAACTTTCTACATCTTTCATTATCAGTGTGCAATGGTCTTACACCACCATACTGATCTACCACTTTTGATGGATAATGTATCTTAAGTTGCTTGTAACAAAAATCAAAATCTAAAGCATTTGACTTCTTTGGATAAAATACGTTTGAGAACTTATCTGTTAAAGATATATTATCTAACGTGTAATCTTTAGTGTTGCCCTCAAATGACAACCATTTATGTTTAACCAAATCATCAAATACTTTAGTCTGAATCTTACCAACAGCAGCAATGTAATTAAGCAAGAGACTGTTGTTTTTAGAGTGTAGACAATACAGAATTAACCAACCATTTAAATTAAGCTTTGATTCTATTATTCTATCTATATCTATTTCCATTTTTCTTTAAAATAACTTAAACTAACACTAAGTGCAATTTGTAATAACTGCATATTCATAAAATCAGTAGGAACATTGATATACACCACAATACCTTTTTTTTCCTTTATATAAGATTCTACTATTTCACACATCATTCCAATTGGTATAGTATTAGGATCTAAATTAATTATTTTTTTTAAATCTTCTTCATTCATTCAAATACATTTCTATAAATTAACTCTTTGTCTAATACTTCATCTTCATAGAAAGGTTCTTTCATTCTTTTAAGAACATCAATACTAACATTTATATTAAACTCAATTTTCAACATCCTAGCCATATCTTTATCATCTAGCTTAACCTTACTATTATCTTCTACTAATTTACAATATAATTCTAATTCAGACAAATTTTCAACTATCATATGTAAAGATTTTTTAAAATATGTTAATTAATATATTCAATTTTACTAGGATCAAAAAATGATAATGCTTTATTCAACCATTGAAGCTCAACTTTCTCATCACTTGTAATAATAACAACATGTGCAAGTTTATCAGGAGTGTCATATTCCATACAGGTTATCCTTGATATCTTTTGTGCCATATTCTCTGCATTACTGTCAAAGAAGTTAATAATAGCTGTATTCAAGCTTTTAAATGTAATTCCAGTATTAAGTTGTTTTACAACAGCAAGCTGATTGGTTTTACCAGATATAAAATCTTTAGCAATCTTATCATCAAACTTTTCAGAATGATGAGAATCTATACCAAGACTATCAGCAACATCTATCAACCCTGTAAAAACTAAAACTCTTTTATCCTTTAATTCATTTAAAACAGTTTTTGTTAATTCTATTTTACTCTTGGATTTTTTAATCATACCCATTCTTAGCAGTCTTAACATTTTAAGCTTCTTAGGAGCTTGTCCTGCTGCTATTTTATTGGAAATATAATCAAAACTAGCTTTTTCAGATGTCATAAATTCACCACCAGACCATTTCACCTTAATATCTTTCGTTATAGACAAAGGAGTTGTTCTAACTTCTATTTTATAATCTGTAATAACTCCATCAGAAATAGCCTGTTCTATAGAGTATTTGACTAGTACAGGTAGTCCAAGAGTTTGCAGTAAATCACTTTCAGTCTCTTTAGCCAAAGTTCCAGTTAGTCCTATAATCTTTTCTATTTTATGCTGCTTGATATACTCAGCTATAGCTAACATCTGGGCTTGTGATATTAAATGCACTTCATCTAAAATTAACACATCACATTTATCTTTTAATTTCTTAAATGATAGATATGTTGTATATTTAATTTTCTTACCTTTGAATTTC